GCCGCATTTATCGGACAGTGCTCTCACGAGTGCAACCATTTCAAAACACTGGAAGAAAACCTCAATTATCGAGCCGAAACCTTACAAAAATTGTTCGGTCATAAATTCAAACCAGGAGAAATCGAGCTTTATGCCCACAATCCCGAAAAGATTGCCAACAGAATTTATGCCAATCGAGGCGGCAATCGAGATGAGGCGTCAGGCGACGGAAGCCGCTTCCACGGGCGCGGATGCATCCAGCTCACATTTCACGACAACTATTGGCATTGTGGCCAAGCATTGGGTCAAGATTTTGTGATGAATCCTCAGCTGGTGGCGACACCCATGTGGGCCGCCATGAGCGCTGGCTGGTTTTGGTCTACTCATGGGTGCAATGCGCTGGCTGAATCAGGCAATGAAGAAGGACTCTGCAAAAGGGTCAATGGAGGGTTGTTTGGTCTTGATGAGCGAATAGCATTGACTCGCAAAGCTCTTGCTGTTTTAGCATAGTCCATTTATAATCATGTCATCAGCAATTAGGAATAACCATGACTGCTTCATTTGCTCTGACGTATGATAATCTGACGTCCACAGTCCTTCAATACTTAGAGCGTAATGATGCAGCCACTATTGCTCAGATCCCTACTTTTATTACTCTGTGTGAATTTGAAATTGCACAGCAAATTAAAACATTAGGTCAGCAGCAAGTAGTTGAGTCAGTTATGCAAGCAGGAAATGCAGTGATTGCTAAGCCTGCCAGATGGCGAAAAACAGTTTCATTCAATTTAACTAATGGCACAACAATACAGCCGGTATATTTGAGAAAGTATGAGTATATTAGATCTTACGCATCAAGCTCAACATCTCAGGCAACACCGCTTTATTATGGCGATTATGACTATCAACATTGGATTGTGGCTCCTACGCCTGATCAAAACTATACGTTCGAAGTTTTATACTATGAACGTATACAGCCTTTGTCTTCTGATAACCAGACTAATTGGCTAACACAAAATGCACCAAATGCAATGCTGTACGGTACACTCTTACAAGCAATGCCATTCTTAAAGAATGATCAAAGACAAATATTCCAAGAAAAGTATAAAGAAGCAATGGATGCACTAAGAGCAGAGGATTTGCTTCGATTGGGTGATCGTCAATCTATTGCACAGGATTCTTAAACATGACAGCATACACCAATCCGTTTACTGGTCAAACCATACAACCATCTTCGGTTGGTTATGAAGCTCTTACAATCTCAGCTAATACATCATTGTCATGGTCTATTAATGGACTAGGTGGAAATGTACCAGTTGCAGCACAAATTATGAATGTGAGTGCAACAGGCAATGGGTTTTCATTGTTGATGCCACCGGCTTATCAAGTATCAAATGGTCAAGATGTGTTGATTAACAACATTGGGTCTTATCCATTTTCTGTAAAAGTTAATGACGGTACAACCACAATTTGCAATATTGCAGCAGGTGCTGTTGAGTACATTTATCTAACTGATAATACAACCAATAATGGAACATGGAATGCGTTTACATTTGGTACAGGCACATCAGCAGCTAATGCAGGCACATTGGCTGGTTATGGATTAAATGCTCTTGCAAACACATTAAATCAGTCATACTCAGTCATTAACTATTATACAAATTCATATTTAACTGCTGCTAATCAAGCATCATTTGCAATTTGGTCAGGAGGGGTTGGCACACTTACATTACCTTCATCATCAACAGTAGGCGCAAATTGGTTTGTTAACATTGGTAACTATGGTACAGGTATTCTTACTCTTTCTCCAGTCGGTACTGATACAATCAATGGTAATAGTAATCAACAATTACAATTGACTGAGTCATTGGTACTTGTTTCAACAGGTAGTGGATGGAACACATTTGGCTATGGTAGGTCTAATCAGTTTGCGTATACCCAATTGGCTTTGTCTGTTACTGGAGGAACAACCACATTAACATCTGTACAAGCTGCAAACACAATTCAAGAGTATTTAGGCGCTCTTACATCTAATCAGATTATTATTGTGCCTTCAACTGTTCAGTTATACTCAGTGCTCAATAACACTACAGGCGCATACACGCTTACAGTTAAAACAGCTGTTTCAGGTGGTGCCACGGTTTCTGTACCACAAGGTGGTACATTGATTCTTGTGTGCGATGGGACAAATGTATATAATGCGGCTTCTGGAACAGCTAGCAGTTTTACAACAATTACATTAGGTAATGGTTCATTAGCAATACCATCTCTTAAGTTTACAGGTGATGCTAATACAGGTATTTATTTACCATCAACAAACACATTAGGTGTTGTAGTAAACAATACTCTTATTGGCTCATTTACAACAACAGGTCTTTCTATTGTTGGTGCAATATCTGCTTCAGGCCCTGTTTCTGGGACTACAGGGACATTCACAAGTGGTGTGTCAGGAGGTACATTCTAATGACAGCCAAAGTTATATCATTAGCAATACAACCTGGAATTCAACGTGACGGTACGTTGCTTGATTCACCTCGGTATGTTGATGGTGTATGGACTAGATTTCAGCGTGGCAGACCAAGAAAGATGGGTGGCTACAATGCCATGTTCTTGAATTCACCTGAAGTGTCTCGTGGTATGGTTATGCAATCACAATCAGGAATTAACTATGTGTACTCAGGATCACAAAGTTATGTTTCTGCTTGGCAAACTGATGATGACGATGCGACTGGTTCAGGACCTACTAACATTACATTAAGTAATTTTACAGCTAATGCTAATAATCTATGGCAATGGGATGTGTCATATGATTCATATGGTAGCGGGGCTCTTACTGTTATCGGTCACCCTGGTCAAAACTTATCAGCTATTGATAGCTTAGTAAACACACCTGTACTTATTGGCAATTTTCCTTATGGGTCAATGTCACAAGTGGGTGTGTTTACTGCAGTCGGCAATTTATCAGGCACAACTATTACAATTTCAAGCAATAACTATTTAATTGGTGTAGGTCAGACAGTATCAGGTACCGGTATTACTGCAGGAACGACCGTGACTGCTGTTGTGGTTGCTTCAGGTACAACTACAGTGACTGTATCTGTGTCAATGTCAACCAGTTCTGGTGTGACAGTCACATTCAATAACAACATTTCAGTATCCGGTGGATGCTGCATGATTTACCCATATATGTTTGTATATGGTAACAATGGGCTAATACAGAATTCATCCGCAGGAAACTTTAATAATTGGGTTGCTGCTGATGCCAATGCTGCTAACCCGACAGCCACAAAAGTTGTTAAGGGTATGCCAGTTCGTGGCGGTACAACATCTCCTTCAGGGTTATTTTGGTCACTTGATTCATTGATTCGTGTGTCCTATGCGCCTCAGTCTGTAGGAACATCCACAATCTATTGGCGTTATGACATTATTAGCAGCCAGTCTTCTATTTTGTCAGCACAGTCAGTCATTGAATATGATGGTATCTATTATTGGTGTGGTGTTGATAGATTCTTGGCATACAATGGTGTGGTTCAAGAGGTTCCTAATCAAACCAATCTGAACTGGTTCTATGACAACTTAAACTACTACCAAAGACAAAAAGTATGGGCTACTAAAGTTCCTCGCTGGGGTGAGATCTGGTGGTTCTACCCAAGAGGCGATGCTACAGAGTGCACAGATGCTATTGTCTATAATGTCCGTGAACAGGTCTGGTATGATGCTGGACAAGCTCTAGGGGCTAGACGATCAGCTGGTTTGTTCTCTGAAGTTTTCCGTTATCCTATTTGGGCAGGTTGGGAACTTAACTCATCAAACAATTGCACAATCTGGCAGCAAGAACGCGGTAAAGATAGCATCTATTTGACCAATGTAGATGCTATTCAAAGTACTATTGAGACGAATAACATCGGATGGGTTACAGGAGGCCCAGGAAGTCGTCAGTTAGCTGGTGATAATAGATGGATTAGACTGGAAAGAGTTGAACCTGACTTTAGGCAGCAAGGTACGATGAACCTATATGTGACCGGTAAGTCATATGCTGATGACAATGATGTGACTACAGGACCGTATGAATTCGATCCGACGACTCTTAAAGTTGACATGCGTGAGCAAAGACGTGAGATGCGTCTCCGGTTTGAGAGCAATACATACAACGGTGACTATGAGATGGGTAATGTGATCATCAGTGCTGACATTGGTGATGAAAGAGGAACAGGTAACCCATAATGGTAGTCTATGACCCTAGAGGATTAACGTGGGCTAAATGGTGTGCTAAGATGGCAGAATTATTTGCCCCTAATCAACTAGGGACTGTGCCTGAAGATCAATGGCGTCTTTGGGCGGACGGTATGCAAGGTATTGGGTATTTTGTAAATTCTGCAGTTCCTGACCAAAGAGGATTTGCTACTTGGCAAGAGTGGGCACAAACTTTGGTTGGCATTATGAGTATTAATCCGCAATGACAACTACAGCAATATCACCAGATACGATTCGTAGTTTTGTCGAATCTACGCAATCACAATTTGGCGGGGATAACCCACAGTCTCAAGCAGTAATTGCAGCTGCAATGAATCAGTACGGGGTGACCCCTGAACAAGTTGCTACAGCGATTGGTGCAAACACTAGTGTAGTTCAGTCTGACTATAACAATGTAAGCCCAACTGGTAGTTATTCAACTGTTACTGCAACACCGGCAGGCAATATATCGAGTGGGATTGCAGCATTACCTGTAGGTAGTACATCATCAACAGCTACACAACAAAATACAGACAATACAGGAGTATTGCCTGTCACTTCCACAGCAACCACTCAAACAACAGGTGCACTGCCTGTTTCAACAGGCACAACAAGTACAACAGATACAACAGGTACGTCTTTACAACCAACGTTGACAAACACGGATTCATTTAAGGCATGGTTAGCTTCAAACCCTAATGCATCAAATGCGCAGATTGGTCAAGCAATCTCTACATTTGGTCTTACAACAGATCAAGCAGCAGCGATTACAGGTGTCGATAGCAAAACTGCTAGAGAAAATTATTTATCAACACAGCAGCTAATAGATCAAAATTCACAATTAAGTACTGTAATACCTTCAATACAGCAAGGTGGCACAATACAGACTTCCACTGATCCAGATAGTGGTGCCACTATTTATACTTTAAATGGTGTACAAGTATCGCCTACAAGTACACCTGGGGTGTACACATACGTTACAGGTAACCCAACACGCGGTGGTACAGACACTATTGCATTTGCGGCTGATGCTTCAGGCAATGTTGCGCCTATCTCAAATATTAATAACAATTACATGTGGACCAAAGGGTCTAGTGGAAGTGTACTTGGTCAATTTTTAAGCCCAATTGCTGCTGCAGGACCTTTAGGGACTATTGCAGTTTCTGTTGGACTTAATGCATTGCTTCCTGGTGCAGGTGAACTAGGTGCATCTATTTTAGGGACTGCTGATGCAACCAGTGCTGCGGCTCTTACTGTAGGTGGGGCAACACTAGGGGCATCTACGGGTGCTTTGTTTGCTGCTATTAACGGGACGGATATTACCAAAGGCGCACTAAATGGTGCAATCACAGGAGGTGTTGGAGCCAATGCAACCAACTTAGTTAATAGTGTAGTGAATACTACAGACATTTCTAAGTCAATTAATGGCATTTATACTCCTGCACAAGTCAGTAATATTATTGCTAATTCATTTACAAGAGCTGTTAGTACTGCGGCCGCAGGCGGTGATCCTTCAAAGATTATGACAGCTTTTACAACTGGTCTAGTTGCAAATGGGCTAGGTACAACTGCTGCTAGCCAAATTTCAAGTGCATTTAAAGATCAATTCTCTGACAATACACTTTCTCAAATTGCAAAAGCCACGAGTTCTGTTACTAATGCAGCTGCAACATCTGCATTAAATGGTGGTAGTGCATCGGCAGTAAACAATGCAATTATTGCATCACTTGCAAGTTCAGCAGGGTCAGCCATTGGTTCTTCTCTTAAAGACACAACTGGTACAACTGGTACAACTGGCACAACTGGCACAAATACAAGTTCTATTGATCTTACACCTGGCAGTGATTTCTTAAATCAATTGTCAAAAGATTTTTCAACAACGCTTGCTGCAAATGGCAGCGCTAATAGTGCTATATCTGGTAATAGTGGTGGACCCCTTAAATTTACTGATGCTCAATTAAACGATATAAGTACTTTGCTTCAGCAAGGAGTAAATGATCCAAATAGTGGAATCTTTAAAAATGATGATGGAACATATTCCGTTCATGACTATAATAATTCCATAGCTTATCACTTTAGTGCAAATGGTCAACCTATTGGAAGTATGTTTGCAGTTCAAGTCGGCGGAGGACCCACAAATACGTCAGCTTTAACAAATACACTTTTAGGTTATGGCAATATAAACACTAATACAGTACCAAGTACGGGGCTACCTAACTCAGTTGGTGTTAATTTTGGAGATTTAACTTCAACTGAACAGTCTCAAGCATTGTCAAATATTGCATCTAATCTAAGTGGTACATCTGGAAGTTCTTTGTTTATTCCAGAGAGTTCCCCTGGAGTTTGGCAATTGCCATTTAATATAGTTGGTCATACAACTGATTCAAGTGGTGGACAAAATACGGATGTATATGAAGATACTAAAGGTAATAAATTTACTTTAGTCGTTGTTAATGGGGAGCCTGTACAAACAACATTTGATCCAAATGATCCTTCTAAAGTATTTTATCCAACGCCTAATCCAGTTCCTGTTAGTACAAATGTAAACCCAAATAGTACAACAGCAACGACCACATCAGCACCTACAACAGCAACGACCACATCAGCACCTACAACAGCAACGACCACATCAGCACCTACAACAGCAACAACCACATCAGCACCTGCTGTTGCAAGTTCATCGCCTGCTTCGTCATCGGCATCTAGTTCATCATCAGATGCTGAAAGTAGCTTAAATGCTATTTTAGCAAATAGTAATCTTAGTACTGGTCAGCAAGCTCAAAATATTGTAGATTATGCAAATCAAAATGGCTTGTCCGCAGCTGATATTGCATCAATTATGCATACAACAATCGGCAATGTCAATTCATTCTTAGGAAATGCCGCAGGTTCATTGACAAAATCTTCAACAGCAAGTACTACAGGTGATATAAGCACCACAAGAACTCTAAGTACCACAGCAACAACAGGGACTACTAGTACAACAGGGACTACTAGTACAACAGGCGCTACAGCAACAACAGGCGCTACAGCAACAACAGGCGCTACAGCAACAACAGGCGCTACAGGGACAACTGGTACTACTGGAACAACAAGTACGACTGGTACTACAGGAACAACGGGTACAACAAGTACGACTGGTACTACAGGGACAACTGGTACTACTGGAACAACAAGTACTACAGGAACAACGAGTACAACAAGTACAACGGGTACTACAGGTAAAACCGGCGGAACAGGTACGACTGGTACTACAGGAACAACGGGTACAACAAGTACGACTGGTACTACAGGAACAACGGGTACAACAAGTACGACTGGTACTACAGGAACAACGGGTACTACAGGTAAAACCGGCGGAACTGGTACTACAGGAACAACAAGTACGACTGGTACTACAGGAACAACAAGTGGGACTAGTACGACTGGTACAACAGGCACTACAGGTAAAACTGGTGGAACAGGCACTACTGGGACAACAGGCGGAACTGGTGGGACAGGCACTACTGGGACAACAGGTGGAACTGGTTCAACAGGCGGGACAGGTACTACTGGCACAACCGGTGGAACGGGCACAACAGGTGGGACAGGTACTACTGGGTCAACCGGCGGAACTGGTAAAACAGGATCAACCGGCTCAACAGGAACTTCAGGAACAAGTGGTTCCACAGGGACAAGTGGGTCATCAGGTACAACAAGTACAACTGGTGGTGGTGGGTCAACAACAAGTACAACAACTACAACTTCAGGTGGTGGCATACCGTCTACTGGATCAACTTCAACATCAGGAACTTTACCTGCAGCATTAATTGCATCTGTATTAATGGGTATTCCGGTACAAGAAAGAAAGAGTCTTATGGCAGAACTTAAACAACTTTATCCAGAGCTAAATCATTTAGACCCTAAAGTCATGGATGCTTTAATGGGTAAAAAGCAAGATCAAAGTGTTGAAGGGACTGCAGCAGGATTGGCAGCACTAGGGTCAGGCTCAGGCACTGTTCCTCAATTACCACAGCAATCAGCATTGACAAATGACAAAATGACCAGTCCTCTTATGCAAGGTGGGTTTAATGCATTGAGCAGTGCAGGTTTGCAATTGTTATCTGGAAACCAAGGCGCACTCCCTACTTTTAAGAAGGGTGGTACAGTTGAGCATAAGCCTGAGTTCATTACTGGTGCAACCGGTCATTATGTAAAGGGGAAAGGCGATGGGCAATCTGATGATATTCCTGCCATGCTTGCTGATGGTGAGTATGTATTTGATGCTGACACTGTGGCAGCTTTAGGTAATGGTTCTTCTGATGCAGGTGCTGAAATGTTAGATAAAATGCGTGAAGCAATAAGAAAACATAAACGATCAGCCCCTCCTGATAAAATCCCGCCTAAGGCAAAGTCACCTCTAGAATACTTGAAAGGTGTTAAATAATGACTACGACAGCCGGAGCACTTCAAACGCTTAATCCTTTAACTAGTAATCTTAATTTGCTGTCACCATCACCGATTACAGCAACAAACCCTAGTTTAGGTGATCCTACAATTACACCTTATACTACGCCGACTGCTACATCAAGTCCTGCAGTCACAGGGTATGCACCAGCCCCTAATCTAGGTGTATCACCTGGGTCAAGTTCTTCAGGGACTTTTACACAAGGGGCTGCTCTCCCTAATATCACAACGTCTCAAGAACAAGTCACAGCTGCACCAGCATTTTACACTAATTATTTGAATCAATTGGCGACACAAGGTGCTCAAGCAGGTCAAAATGCACAATTTGTCGGCCCTACGAACCTACAAACAGCTGCATTTAATCAAACAGCATCTAATGTCGGTAACTACATTCCAACTTTAAATGCTGCAACAGGATTAACACAAACTGCAGCCGGTGGGCTTACTAGTGACATCAATGCATTGATGAACAATTCAGCCACGACTGACCTAGTTAATTCTATCGGAAATCTAGGTCAAGCTAATATTGCACAGAACATAGCACCTCAAGCAAACGCAGGCGTTGTTGGTTCAGGTGGCTTTGGTTCACAAAGAGGCACACAAGCACTTGGTGAAGTACTTGCCAATGCCGGCTTAGGCATTACTGCACAACAAGCAGCTGCTAAGCAGGCCGCGCTTCAAACAGCCACACAAGCAGGCGTTCAAGAACAAGCCAATAAGCTAAATGCTGCTAACCAACTTGGTAACTTGGCAAGTCAAACACAAGCATTAGGGCTTGGTGATATTAATGCTTTGTCTACACTAGGCGGACAACAGCAATCAATTGCACAGAATCAACAGAATTTCCCAATGCAGCAGCTTACTAATGAGTCTCAGTTGCTTAAAGGTTTTACAGTACCTACATCAGTTGCATCAAGCTATACAGGACCAATTCCTGGAGCTTATGCAGCATCGCCATTACAACAAATTGCTGGACTTGGTGCTTTGACAGCCGGTATATCTAATACACCGTTTGGTACAGCTGTCGGAAATGCATTAAGTGGGTTTGGCACAAGTTTAGGCAAGATGTTTTCATCAGACTCTGGAGGATCTCCTACTGTTCAGACATCTACACCATCATTTACAACAGATGCAAATGGGAATACTATTGTGACTGTTAATGGTGTTTCATACAATACTAATGGCGAATCATTAGGGGTTTAAGGATAAAACATGGCACTTCCAATTGTAGCGGGCGGTGATGAAGAAGCTTCTCAAGCCTATAATGATGCAATTAAGAATGCATTAGAGGCACTAAGCGCTAGACAACAACCTAAT